TTATATGAAGACCGTCGCCAACAACCCGGTGACCACATGCGCCGGCTTAGCGCGGGCTATGTTGACCCCGACCTATTATTGATTTTGAATCGTGTCGTGGTGGACCACCGCGCTTGCGAAGTCACCAACCCCCGCTGGTCATCCCCGCCCACGATACACGACAACGGTGACTACGGGGCCTTAGCGGTCGACTTCCCCACGCCTTCATTCGAGCGCACCCGTAAGTTTCCCATGCTCAAGGAACGTGACAGGGTGCACAACCGCGCAGTCTGCATTGGGCGGATGCGCACGCCCCGCGCAGACGAGCTCTCACGCGTTGGTGCGCAGCCCACCCCCTGGCGGGCGTTCGACGCGGGCGTGTACGGGTCGATGTTGCGACAGCCCCGCGGATGTCTCGATGAGCGCTCACTCCCAGCCGCCCTGGCGCCGGTCGTAGCGTCGCGGTGCGCGCTCTTTTGGCGATGGGTGCGGAATTCGATTCGGCGGCGCTTGTTCGGCCCACGGTTCGACGAAGCCCCGGCCATGCCCCCACTCCCCCCCCCTATCCCGGGCGTGTCTCTCGCTTTATCGGCGAAGGAGGTCGCGAGTTGCAAGCTAACGGCCGCATTGCTGGTCACGGGTGCTCTGCGCGCGCCGGAGCATGAGCGGTGTAAAGCACTTGACGAAGCCCGCAAAGAAGTGGGCCGGCGCGAGCGCGTCGACGCCCTCGTTGCTGCGCAGGTCACAGCCATAGCGTGTCACGAAGACCGTGCGGCTTCCGAGTATATGGCTATGGTGTCCCGAACCTACGCCCCGTCGATGTGTAAGAGTGCGATCTGGACCGTGGTAAGCGTCACATCGGAGTGCGGGCGGCGCGTCGCGTCATGGTACCCGAGTAAGCGAACGCTGATCTTCTTGTATAGCATCGCCGCTTTGCGCATACTTTCCGACACGCGCGTTTTAGTCGGGCTATATATGTGCGGCGCGTACGCGACGTATATAGCGCGACAAGCGCTCGCTCGTGAAATCACGCGGTTCAATGCGCTCGGGTGGTCGATACCAGGGGTCTGTTAGGGATACGCGCCCCCAATCGTCAGCGGGGTATATATTGACTCAATGGCTTGTGCCCCGCCGACAATGTTGGGGGCATACATGCTCGAATGCCCTGGTGACCGCGTTTGGGTCTCAGTCGTCTGTCTTGGACCGGCTGCTACTGCGACGCCTGGTGCCCAATGTCGCATACGATCCAGCCCACACGACCATTGTCACCGTCGACCCGGTCGGGGCGCCGAGTTGCTTGGGTGGACTACGAGTGTGGTGCATGTCGCCCAGAAGTGTACCTGCAACGTGCACAACGCCCTCAGAACACGCCACGGCGCAGCTCAACCCGCCTTGAGTGCGGACGTTATGGAGTGGTATGGCGAATTCACCTACCAACTGTCATCCCGCATCGGTGAATATGCCATCCACCCTTGTCGCGAGCGCGAGGTTTGGATGCAGCGCTGGCCGGAATTGAAGCGCCAGGCGATCGACAGGTCGCGCCGGCTCGACAGCCTGGCTCCGGGACGCGTCAAGGCTATGGTCAAGATTGAGGTTTATCACAAGCCCGTGACTAAAGCCCGCCTCATCCAGTTCTATTACAACTTGTGCACGCAATCCGAACTGGGGCCAGAATTCACCGCCCTCCAAGATGTTATGGCACACTGGTATCGCCGGCGCTGGTTGCCCGGTGGGGTAACGGTGACGTTTGCCTGCGGCATGAACTCCGATGACCTGGGCGCCTGGGCCGCGTGGGTAGAGGGCGAAGGCGCGAATAGCTACTACGAGCGTGACGGGAAAAATTGGGATTCGACCATGAGGCCGGAACATGCTGAGGCGCGGTACAAAGTGTATGAGATGTTCGACGCGAGGCTTGCAGCGTTCGCTAGGGAATGTCAAGACGTGAAAGGCGTCGCCGTCTGCCCAGACGGTGTTGTGAGATACGCAATGCAAGCGACGGTCAAATCAGGACACAACGACACGACCCTTGGCAACAGCTTCATCAACGCCCTCATCGCTTATTCCGCCATGCGCCGGCTCGGGTACCGCGGGCACATCATCGTGGCGGGCGACGACCTCCTAGTCGCGAGCCCAGACTACATGGACAACGACGCT